GTTACTTGTTGCCACTAATAGTTACTAATTCATTCCCTTTGTTACTTATTACTGCTTTCTACTCCTTATATATGTTTTAGAGTACTAAAAGTGGTAAATAAAATTAATATTCATGTGTGTCTTTGAATATGTGGTCTCATTCCCACCTTATACCACTATTTACCACATTACAATAATTATAATACTTCATAATATAAATATAGCTAACACTAGGAACAATACAGGTGTTACTACTACATCAATGAATACAGGTACTCTTGTCTCTTCCTCTATAGGATAATAGGCATAGTACCCCAAATCTCATAAATGATATTACCTACAACTAATAGAACAAGGTTGGACTTGGCCAGTCCTTAGCACACCTATGATAAAGTGTTAGAGATAAGAGAAGATTAAGAACATATGTATGTATAAGTATATATTAGGTGATGTCTTAACTTGTTTCGTTTACTAGAATCAACAACCAAAATCAATTATTAAATATGAAAAAGATATTAGGAGGCACTGATAGTCACATATCAGTAAAGACTAAGATTGTATGTACTTTGAGAGAACTCAAGTACTTTTTCACCAAATCATTATGGAGCAAGAAATATAGATTTCCAAGAAACACTATAACTATGGAGTTTATAGACTGCTTTGACCCATTAACCTGGGATTAAAAACCAACTACTAAATTATTAATTAAAATCAATCAATCAAATGCAAATCATTATTCACAAATCCAATTACTTTGTAAAATACAAAGGAAAAGTAGGTATGATATTTCCACCTACACTAGATCTATCAATAGATAGTAAAAAAGCACTTATTCATATAAGTGATGAATGGATATCCGTAAATCGTAAATCTATAAGCATCCCTACAATGGATGAACTTAATAAAGCTCTATATGATGATGAAGAGTTAAGAGCTATAGCTGAAGAAAAAGAATTAATCTCTATATCTTATCAGGAAGTTATGTCATATCTAAAATACTCTGTTGAGTACAACTGATTATGGATATACTAGAAGAAATTATAGAGAAGTTAAAAGATAATGGTAAGACGCTAGATGATATAAAGTGTCTTACCATTCGTAGATGTGAACCAACTTTTGTTGAAGAAGATGGAAATATACAGGAATATCAAATACCTATTGATGCACCTGAAGAATTAATTAGTTCTGTACTACATGATATGAGTCAATGTTATTATGATTCAGGTTATGGAGGCCAAGAACTATTTGGTATTATATGGTTAAAAGGTAAAGATTGGCTAGAAAGAGAAGAGTATGATGGTAGTGAGTGGTGGACATATAAAACTCGTCCTACTATACCTGACTTCTTGCAAATATCAGAAGCAGATCTTTAAAATAATATAAATTAAAATAATAAGAAAATGAAAAAAATGTATAAATCTTTAATTAAACTGTTATTCGTAGTAATACTACCTGTAGCATGTGTAACGTTACTTATAAATATTATGGTATATCCATATGATGTAACAACTTTACAAACCGTTATTATTACAATGTCTACTACACTGAGTATATTTATAGGAATAGCAATGTGGAATATTAGTCCTAACGTTAATATGTTACCAAATATATCATATCAGATAGTTCCTATTATAACTTTAGGAATAGGTATACATCCTGAAACTTTAAGGTCTGTACTTATATTCCTTCCTTTATTAACTATAGAAATTGGTGGAAAAAGAAGAAAGTACATCAATAAAGTCTCATATCCGGACCACTAACAATACCAGTATTATATTATATATTAATACTAGAGTAGTTAGGTCCTGTTTTTGGTTGTTTTGTCGTATTATTAACCAAGGTCAAGAGCTCACACTATTTTCATACTTGTTTTATAGTGTGAGCAAACTTGACTTAAATAAATTAAAAAATAGAAATGTCACAAACTTATACAATACATAAAGATATAATAAATAATATCTTTAAGAAACTGATTGATTCAAAGCAATTCAATCATAAAACAAATGCAGAGAGTGCAATTAATATAATCCTTTCTCATTTAGATGAAACATATATAGAAGCTGTAACAACTCTTATGTTAAGAGAAGAAGAGTATGAAGTCCTTAGTATAGGAGATTATGTTGAGGTTGAACCACCAAAATATCATCCAGGTTCAAACTTTGAAGAAGATGTCTTGGCTGATATGGGTTTAATAAAAAAAGATGGTAAACCGGCTGTTTATGCTCAGGTTGTAGATGATACATCATGGAGCTCTAGTTCAAACAAACTGTTTAATCCATTCTATTCTGCTATAAAAGTAAATCTTTTATATCATTGTGAAGATAGAAAGCTAAAATATCAAGAATATGATATTAATCCTTTATATGTAAAAAAGGTTAATAAAAAAGATATAGCATACTTTAATAAGGTGAAAAAGAAAGAAGTTGAACCTAAACTCCCAATTACTTTATAATGGCTACTTTATCAATAGAACTCATTAAGAGTGAGTATAAAAAATGGCAACCAAAGTCAAAATTAGGTTTTGGAGCACATATGAATACAGTATATAACCTAAATGATATAAATCTTGTAAAAGAGATAGATACAAACATGGCTATGCTGAGATTATTAAAAGATCATGTTCAAGAAGAGAGTAACAAGTAGATATGGTATAGTTAAACATGAAGTAATGACTGACCCTAACCTGTCTATTCAATCAAAAGGTTTGTATGGTGTATTATGTTGCTATGCAAACAAAAACAGATTATGTTGGCCATCTATCAGTACATTAGCAGATGACACTGGCTCAGGACAATCATCTGTTAAAAGATGGATAAAAGAGCTTAAACAACATAATTATATAGAAAGAGTAGGCAGAAAGCTAGTTATTTTATAATGCGTTAGCTATATGTATGCTATTTATTTTTGTTTTTAGTCCAAATTCATTTAATTTACTTGACACAGCAAGAGTTAAATTATTATCTTTACATCAATAAAATAAGATAATGATAATTTCACTCCCAAACGGCAGAATAATTGAATGTTCTTTAGAACAATACCTTGCTCTTACTGATCAAGAGTATCAAGACTTAAACGGACTAAGTTCAGCCTATACTAAGGAAGTGGGTGACCCATTTTACAATAGATTTTCCAGATCAACGCCAATAGATCCCATAGATTCAATAGAAAACATTGAAGAATATGAACCTGCATTGGATGAAATTGAAGCTATTGAAAAATTAGATGACCCGTATTTCCATTCAGATGACTAAGAATCATCAAAGAAGTTTATTTTATTAATTCCAAAAAATCAAAAAAATGCAAAATTTAGTTAACATCCAAGCGGATGACATGGGAAATGTTGTACGCCAATCAGATCCAAATTCAGAATATGGATTTGTTAGATTAACACAGTCCAAAGCAATGATCAGCCCAACAGGTTGGTTTTCTCCAAAAAACTTGTCTGCCTTAATATTAGGTAAAACAGAAGAATTACAAGGAGTATTTAAAGCTGACCAAAAATTGTCAGGTAATATCATTGTGAAAGAACAATTTGAACCATTCAATAAAAATGATCCAGATAGAGATTACAAATATGCAGGTGATACCGGTATTATTTGTTGTGTTGATGGACAACCTATTTATAGGAAAACATTCTTTGTTGCAGATTTAACTGCAACTGATGTATTGATAGTTCATAATAATGGTGATGCAATTAGAGAAGCTAATGGCTATCCAACAATGACTGATGCAACTAAGGTAACATCTGCTTCAGAATTTGGTATAAACACTGAGTCAGTAGAAACAGTAGAGGTGGTAGAAGAAGTAGTAGAAGATAGTGAAGAAGAAGTGGTTGATGTAGTAGAGAAAGATGAAGTAGTAGATGAAGAGATAGAATCTTTTGATCTATAATATAATCTGAAAAATATTTAAGGTTAATCCATCAGAGGATTATTAAATGTCACCTATATGTGGTAATGCCTTATTATATTTTTTCTTACTAAAATAATTACTAAACTTCAAAATCAATATATATGCTATCTCAACAACAAATTCAACAACTCAAATTAAATCAACAATCTGTAGTACTAGACTTACGTATTGAGCGTTATCAATACTTAGGGTTACTCAAAGAATATCAGTTACATCCTCCTTCAATAGTTAATTCATTAGATTATACTAGATTAAACCAATACCAAGTCTTCTTATTTAAAAGAGTCTTACATGGTTTAAATGTATATACACCTGAGAAAGTTAAGAAATTGAATTGGGAAAAGAAAAGACGCATCTCTAAAGTTTGGAAGCGTGGTCAAAAAGAAATTAATGCTTGGAAACAAACTATCTGTAACAAAAAAGCCAGTGCATATCTTAAAAAAACATTTAAGCATTCTCCATTAGCCTTGTATATTGCTAATATACCTGCTGAAGAGACATCAGATGATTATAATAATACTTTTTCTTTTAAAGACTTAGGTATTAAATATGAAGATGTGATATTAAAATTTATGTCAGTAGGTTTGTTACCTAATAATTTCTTTACTATTCAACCTAATATTAACCAAGATGTTCTTAAAGTATGATTGAACAGAAAAAAAAGCTTTGTAATAATTGCAATACTCTACAATTTATCTGGAAAAATGATAAAGGTAGCAAGTATTGCAAGTATTGCTGGTACAAATCAAAAGATACTAAATCTAAGCCATTAGTTAGAAAGCCTATAAACTCTAAATCTAAAAAGATGAAAGAGATAGATAAAGCTTATACTATACTTAGAAGAAAGTTTATGGAAAATAAACCAATGTGTGAAGCATCACTGCATTGTTGTACTGGTGAATCTACTGATGTTCATCACATGAAAGGAAGAGGTATATTTCATCTTGTGGTTAAAACATGGTTATCAGTATGTAGGACATGTCACATATGGATAGAAGCAAACCCAACACAAGCACTAGAGATGGGCTTTAGTGAAAAAAGAACATAATATGAGGCTGAATAATAAACAGAAGAGAAAGATTAGAAGAGAGGTTGATTTAGACTTAGACTTTATAAATCCTAAGTCAGCCATATATAGAAATAAGAAAAAGTATTACCGCAAGGTAAAACATAAGAATATTAATTTAAAATCATAAGACTTATGGATAAATCAGAAATGAAAGAAATCAGAAGACATGTCAGAGCAACTGATATTGCTCATGCTAAAAAATTAGATAAGGAACTAGAGAATATGAGAGCTCAGGAGAATTCTGATAACTTTAACAAAGCTATGAAAGTAGTGGATAAAGTAGGTCAAGAGATAGGAGAGATGAGAGAATGGGCACCATATTGTAATGATCCAAGTACTTATATGCCTTTTCCTGTTGATATATTAAAGCTTACTCAGCAACAAATGCTTCATTTACTTATACATGCTTATGGTACTGCTCTACATCTTAAAGATAAATTAGATGAAGTAGATACTAATGGTTGGGGAGTAAATCCTAATGAAGATGAGTAGAGATATAGTACAAGAAACAGCTTTAGATATTGCTCTAAAAAATAAAAGGTGTGGATTAGGTATATCTATGGGTGTAGGTAAAACAAGAATTGCTATTCAACACTTACAGAGAAACTATGATCCATTTATAAAGGCTTTAGTAGTAATACCAAAACACTCAGTAGCTCAATCATGGATTGATGAGTTAGGTAAAATGCAATTAGAAAGTTTACTTTCTCACATAACCTTTACTACATATTTATCTATTAAAAAACAAGATCCTAATGAGTTTGACATAGTATATCTTGATGAATGTCATAGCTTAAAATATTCCCATGAGGTGTTTTTAGGTATGTTTACTGGTAAAATCTTAGGATTAACTGGAACACCTCCTCTACATAAGAATTCAGAAAAAGGTTTATTAGTTCAGAAATATTGTCCTATTAAATATGAATTTGATGTAGACAGTGCAACAGACTCTAAAATTCTTAATGACTATAGAATAATCATACATGAATTAGAATTATCTAAATTACCTGCTCTTAAGAAGAAGAATAAAGGTGGTGGTAATTGGTATACTTCTGAAAAGAAAGATTATGACTATGTAACAAATAGACTTGCTGATGCTCAATCTCAACAACAAATACAATTTGGTAGAATAATGAGAATGAGAGCATTAATGGATTATACAAGTAAAGAAGAGTATGTTAAGAGTATGTTAAAGAATATAGATAGTAAATGCATTATATTTGCTAACACTCAAAAACAAGCTGATAGAATATGCAAACATAGTTATCATTCTAAAAATCCTAAATCTGATGATAATCTAGAATTATTTTCTGATGGAAGAATAAGCCAGTTATCATGTGTGTTGCAATTAAGTGAGGGTGTTACTATACCAAATCTTAAACAAGGTATAATTATGCATGCATATGGCAATGAAAGAAAAACAGCTCAAAGAATAGGTAGATTATTAAGACTTAATCCTACTGAGACAGCAACCTGTCATATATTATGTTATAAAGGCACTCAAGATGCAAAGTGGGTAGCTGATGCAATTAAGTCTTTTGATACAAATAAAATTAAATACTATAATCCACTAAAAAGATAAAATTATGGGAAAAATGAAAGAAATATTTATAGAGCAAATGGAAAAAGAATATAATGGTGACCATGATGCATACATTAGAGCTCAAGCAGAACAAGCTTGTGAAGAGTTCTTAAAAGATGAAGAGCATATGTGTCCTAATTGTATGAATCCAGCACTTGAAAGCAATGAAACAGAATCAAGATGTATAAATTGTGGACAAAAATATGTCTGGGTTGACTCAACATTAAGATACAAATGATGATCTTTAGTTTTGATGATGATGATTTAATGATAGATTTTCATTATGAATATGAAGCGGGAGAACCAGCAATACATTCATATTCTAACGGTGACCCTGGACATCCGGGAACAGATCCTGCAATTCTTTTGCATTATGCATATATACTATTAAAAGATAAAAATAATAATACTGTTGAGGTAGATGTATTACCAATTATTACTAGTCTTAAAATAGATATAGAATTTATTGAAGAACAAATATTAGATCAAAATGAATAAAAATTATAGAAATTATAAAAGTAATCAGGATATGATACCTGAACATATGAAAAATAAATATAAAATATTAAAGTGGAGTATGTACTTTGGTATATTATGTTTAATAATTGTTGTTGTATTTGAATTTTTTAAATTATGAAAGGAGATCACCAACATATTATAGAAACTATTTTAGAAGCAACTGCTTTACATACAATAAGCAAACCTAAATCTAATTGGAGATTAAAAGTTTATCCTCCACCTAAACTTTGGATAACAAAAGAAACACTTAAATTAAAGAGTGTATATAATAATGAAAGATAATATATTTATAAAAGCCAGTGTAAAGAATGGAGAATTACATTTTCCTATAAAAGCTACAGGGACTAAGTATAGAAAGTTTCTTAATCAATTGACTGATGATTCCAAGTTGGAAATCTTCATAGGAGTAAGTGGAGATAAAGGAAGCAATCCTCAATTGGCAAGATTACATGCTATGATAAGAGAAATAGCTCAAGAAATAGGATATACTTTTGAAGAAGCTAAATTAGCAGTCAAAAGATCATCCGGGTTATGCTTTGTAAGAGATAAACAAGAATATTGTAAATCTTTTGGGGATTGTGATAAGGGTGAACTTAATTTAGCTATACAATCATGTATAGAAATAGGAGACTTTAATGGAATGCAGTTAAGATGAACCTTTTGTCATCATACTTTGTAGTTTTAACATATCTTCTGTAGTATCCACACCTTTTTTCATTTTTTCAACTACTGTTTTAAAATCATCTTCATCAACATTTGTTTCTTGTACATTTTCAAGGCCTTGTTCACCAGCATGCCATTTTAATGTTTGAAGGATGGAATATAAACAATATAAATCTGCTTCCCATTTAGTTAATTCAGGTGGGTTTTCAGGAACATAAGAATTATCTTCTTCTTTCTTTTTAGCCATTAAAGCTATTTCATCAAACTTCTTAAATGTATCACCAATAGTCAAAATAGTATTTTCATCATCTAATATTAAATTATGAATAATACCTTGTAAACTAGTAATATATATTGTTGAAAGTTTTATATTTTTTATAATATCTTTATGATCATAAGTAACATAAGTTTGTAATCTTTTTGGTTCTTCTTTTTTTAGTTTGTCTGACATAATAATTTAATTTAATTTACAAATATACTTTAATATATGGAAAATATAGAAATAAACATAACAAATATAAGAGAAACACTTGAAACTAAACTGACAGACAGTGGATGGGACAAAATGTTATCTCCATATATAAACGGCTTAAGCTTTGATCACATTGTTTCAACATTAGTAGATAATGTAGAAAATGGTAGAAGATTTACACCTAAGTTCAAAGAAATTTTCAATAATTTTTATGAATGTAAATATAGTGACTTAAAAGTAGTAATAGTTACACAAGATCCTTATACTCAATTAGGAGTTGCTGACGGAATAGCATTTAGTTGTTCTAAAAAAGATAAAACAGAAAAAGCTCTTGAATATATGTTTAATGCATTACATGGAGACCATGAAAATCATAATAATGATTTAAGACGTTGGTCTAACCAGGGTGTGTTATTACTTAATACTGCATTAACATGTGAAATTAATAGAGTGGGTTCACATTATGGGATTTGGAAAAGCTTTACTTCATATTTATTTGATAATATTAATAGACATAATTCTAAAATAATATTTGTTCTAATGGGTAAAAAAGCTGAAGAATGGATTCCGTTATTATCAAATCAATTAATATTTAAGGTGGCCCATCCAATGTCTGCTATTTATAATAAAGAAAGATGGGAACATAAAAATATATTTAATAAAGTAAACACAGCATTAGAAAAACAAGGTAAAACTTGTATAGACTGGTAATATTTGTTATATTTGTAAACTATAAAAATCAAAATCAAATATCTAAAAACCAGGAACTTACAGCTGATCAAGATGTATCTACAGTAACAAGCAAATTTTAGATGCATATAAATAGAATAATAGAAATATAATCATATGTGGGAACTATTCCAAAAAATATTACAAGCAAACTTGACACCAAATCAATCATTAATACTGTTTGGGATGAAGCAAGGAATTACTTTATCTCAAATAACACAAGAAGATAAGGACAAGTTAGTTAAAGAAGGTTATCTAGTTAAAACTGATAACCTATATACAATGACTCCAAAAGCAAAATTACTTATAGTGCAGTTAGATAATTATTTTATTAAATCAAAAAAGAAAACTGATATTCAATTAATGGGTAAAAACTTTGTAGATACTATTAATAGTTATAGAGAAATATTTCCAGCAAAGAAATTACCTAGTGGTAAACCTGCTAGAAATAATGTAAAAGCTCTTGGAGAAGCATTCAGGTGGTTCTTTGATACTTATGATCATACATGGCTTGATGTACTTAAAGCAACTAGAATGTATGTAAATGAATATAGAGATGCTGACTATTTATATATGCAAACCAGTCAATACTTCATATGTAAGCAAGATAAGCATAGAGTTAAGCATTCAACTCTAGCAGATTATTGTGATATGATTAAGGAAGGTGTAAGTACAGAAGATGAACATTTTAAAGATAAAGTAGTATGAAAAAGAAAGAATCATGGATTGGACAATATGCTGCCTTCAATGAGGCACTTAAATATATGTATGCTAGGTCAACTGGAGATGAAAAATCTATATATACTCCGTGGCCTAAGTTTAATGATGCTGCCACTGATGGTTTAGAGTGGAATACTCTTACAGTAATAGGTGGAAGACCAGGTTCAGGTAAGACTTTAATTAAAGATCAAATCATTAGGGAATCATTTGCACTTAATCCTGATGATGACTTTAGAGTATTAGAGTTTCAATTTGAAATGGTTGGTAGAACCTCAGCAATTAGAGAGTTTAGTTCTGTTACTGGTAAAACATATAAAGAATTATGTAGTGCAGGTTCAATATTAAATACCTCTACTTTGAATGATTGTCATCAATATGCTAAAGGTAGAGTTAAAAATCCGGTAGATATAATTAGTACTCCTATGACTGTAAATCAAATGCGTGAGCAAATTGATATGTATATGAGTTTACATAAAGGGGTTAAAACTATAATTACTTTAGATCATACTATGTTAGTAAAGAGAGCACCTTATCAGAATAATACATTAGATATGTTATTTGAATTAGGAGAGTTTTTTACACAATGTAAAAGAGATTATCCTTGTTTATTTATTGCCCTGTCACAATTAAACAGAAATATTGATAGCCCAGATAGAGCTATTGATGGTAAGTATGGTAATTATATTCTTGAATCAGATATATTTGGTTCAGATGCTATGTTACAACATGCTGATATGTTAATAGGTATCAACAGGCCAGCTAAACAGAAGATTAGATTCTATGGACCTGATAGATATATGATAGAAAATGATAGAACATTGGTGCTTCACTTCTTAAAGGCAAGAAACGGTGATGCAAGAATGAGTTTCTTTAAAGCAAAGTTTGAACAAATGCAAATTGAAGAAATGGCAACACCAGCTCAGCAACAAAGAAGATGATAAATACAAAAAATATAAATAATAAAGATATGGGGCTAACACCTGCACAACGTAAAGAAAAAGTATTAAAATTAAAAGAAGAACATCAAGATTACTTTGATATAAGCAATCATAAAAATGTTCTATATATTCCTAAGATGGCATACAGGCCATCAGGTAAAGATGAACTACATGTAAGCTTCTTTCCTAGTGAACTAGAAAAGGAAGAAGATGTATATACTGAATTTGTAAGTATAGATTATGATTCTGAAGATCCTAAAAGAACTTTATATCTTCATAAATATAATCCACACTGGAAAGAAGAGTATGAACTAATTACTTCTAACTCAGGATTTCAAAGACATTTAATTCCTGTAACAGAATTAAAAGTAATTAATGATGTAACTAGTAGAGGTTGGGATAAACAAACTGCTCTTGAAGAAGGTATGAAAGGAACTGATAAAAATGAAACTATGACTTTATTTGATTTACCTAATCCTGATGCAACACCAGAATCATCATTAGTGGACAAATTAGAGGAAATAAACCAGACATTAATAACATTAACTAAAGTAATCAATAAATTTAATAAATAAAATGGCACAAAGCGTATTAGTAATTGCTGACTCAGGTACAGGAAAGTCTACCTCAATCAGAACATTAAACCCAGATGAGACTTTCATTATAAACATAGCAAATAAACCTTTGCCGTTTAAAGGTTGGAAAAAGCAATATACACAGATCAATAAGGATAACCCTGATGGTAATTTAACATCTGCATCTTCTTCTGCAGGTATCATCAAGGCAATTAATTATGTAGATCAAAAAAGACTTGCAATCAAAACTTTAGTGGTAGATGATTGGCAATATATGAGTTCTTTTGAATATTTTGATAGAGCTAATGAGAAAGGTTATGATAAGTTTACTCAAATTGCAGCTAATCTTGCCATGGTGGCAAAGTTACCTAAAGATTTAAGAGAAGACTTAACTGTAATTTTCTTAACTCACTCAGAAGATTCAACTGACATAAATGGAAATAGAAAAATTAAAGCTAAAACTATAGGTAAAATGATAGATAATACTTTGACTTTAGAAGGTCTATTCTCTATTGTGTTATTTGGTAAAGTAAATAAAAAAGATGATGGTGAACTTGAATATGGTTTTGAAACTCAAAACAATGGAGAGAACACTTGTAAATCACCAATGGGTATGTTTGAAGAATTCTTCATCCCAAACAACCTGCAGTATGTAATAGACTGCATCAAAAAGTATGAAGAGTAATAATAAATTAATTAAAAAAAAGTAAATTATGTTAAGTACTAAAGACATGTCTGCCGGAACAGGTGGAACAAAACCAGTAATAGGAACAGGAGATCACAAAGTAAAGATTAATTCTATATCATTTGATCAAACACCATATGATGCAGATGCATTTAATATTATGTTACATATAGAAGGAGAGCCAGTAGTTGGAGAATTCAATGGTTTTTTAAAAGATATGAATAATCCTAATGGCCCACGTTATGAAGGTCAAGTGGGTAGAGTGAGATTTTCACCTTATCCTTTTAAAGATGCTACATTAAATAATGGTAATGAAATTAGTAGAGATACTGAAGTATTGAAAGCTATGGTATTTTTATCTGAAGTAGTAGATAAGAGAACTGAATTAGATGCTATTGAAGCAAATACAATTGAAGACTTTATGGTTAAGTGTAATGTTGCATTATCTAATACAGGTTATATTAATGCATGCTTAGGAGCACGTGAATGGGAAAACAAAGAAGGTTATGTAAATAATGATTTGTTTTTACCTAAAAGAACTAGACAGGGTGCTCCATTAGAAGCATTAGATACTGAAGGATCAAACCTATTAACATTTGATAAAACGGATAAAAATCATTTTAGAGCAATAGTTAAAAGTGTTGCTCCTACAACCACCAGCTTTGAACCAGCTGCTGGATCAGGAGATGACTTTGATCTATAATATTTATTAAAAGATTGGGGTTAGTATAGTGCTAGCCCCAATTCTTTTTAATATTTTAGCATCATGTTTAATACTAAAAACTTTGTACTAGAAGGATCAGATGTACCAAGTACGTGGGTTTTCCAATACTATTTAGAATTATCAGAGAGATTAACTGGACAAGATGTAAAAATTGTATCAGTCTTTAATCCTAATGAAAAAACACCAAGTTTTTGCATATATGTAGATAAAAATATAATGCAATATAAGTTTAAAGATTTTTCAACTGGTAAAAGTGGCAACAAAATTGACTTAGTTAAATTAATGTTTAACTTAGAATTTTCTGCAGCTATGAGAAAAATAGTACAAGATTACAACGCACATGTAAAATCATCTGAATATATTGAACAAAAATTTCAACCTCAAAGTAAATGGGAAGTTGATTTTATTAAAATAAGACAGTGGAATGTAAGAGACACTGAATATTGGTTACCTTATAGAATAGGAATGAATATGCTTAATACTTATAATGTTAAACCAGTGGAGTATTATAATTTAATAAAAGAGGAAAATGGTGAAATTAAAAAACTAAAAATAACTAGTAATAATTGTTATGGTTACTTTGATAAGAACGGTGAAATATATAAAATATATCAACCACTTAGTAAGTCTCATAAGTTTCTTAAAGTAAAACCCTATCTTCAGGGTTTTGATCAATTAGAATTTAATCAACCTTATTTAGTTATTTGTTCCTCTCTTAAAGATGCAATGTGTATTAAAGGTATAGGTTATAATATAGAAGTTATAGCTCCTGATAGTGAAAATACAATGATTAAACCTCATATAATTACACATCTTAAGAAGAAGTATAAAAAAGTAATAACTCTTTTTGATAATGATGAAGCGGGTAATAATGCTATTAAAAGATATGCAGAAACATATAAAATCAATGGTTTTGTACCAATTATATGCAAAGACATATCAGATGCAATGGCAAAACATGGCTTAGATGATGTTCACGCTATGCTAAAACCATTATTAAAAAAGACATTAAAACAATAAATATGAAATGGTTTATACCGGGCTCAGTGCCCAGCAGTAAAAATGGAAGAAGATGGACAGGTAAATACTTTATAGCTAGTAAAGCTGTAATGAATTATAGAAAAATAGCTAAAGATTATTATGCAAAATATGCAGAGGAGTTTAAAGCTGAGCTAGCTAAACATTCATTACCAGCAAAGATATCTTTTACATTTATTAGAGGAAGCCGTCATAAGTTTGATTATATTAATCCTGCACAAACAGTACAAGATGATATGGTCAAAGCAGGATGGATTGAAGATGATAATTGTGAATTTATTTTACCAGTCTTTGTTCAGTATAGTTATGATAAAGAAAATCCAGGTGTTTATATTGAAATACTAAAAAATGACAAAAAAGAAAATAATAACAATTGATGAATTTTTCAGACTAAAAGAAATGCTGCAAGGCTTACCTGAAGATAAAGATATAGCTTTCCAAATATATTCTTCTCAATATGAAGATAGAGAGATGCTTGATCAACTTATGTCTAAAGCATTACTATTTGAAGATAGAAAGAATTTTGTTGATGCTATTAGATTTAAGTTTAAAATAAGAACAGCAGATACCCTTTATACCTTTATAGATGTAGAGGAAATGAATTTAGTCTACAAACATATATTAAATAAAATAACAGGAGATGATAAATATCCAAGACCAGGTAGCTAGAACTACCAAAACATTAATTTTTACAGAGCCCTTTTATGGGCTCTTTTTGATTGGTATCAATAAAATCTACAGTGAGCAAATTCCTACAGCAGGAGTAAGCAAGCGTGGTATTGGTATGCAATTGACTATAAACCCTGAGTTCTATATGAACTTAAGTGAAGATCATAGATATGGGTTAATAAAACATGAACTATTGCATATAGCATTTGGGCATTTATTATTAAGAGATTTATATTCAGATCATAAGTTATTTAATATAGCTGCTG